CGTAATAACAGGAACAACAGACGCCGAACCATAAGATTGCGCCGTTACACCTGTATTAGAAATTGCTATCGTGCCGGTTGTCGTAATTGTCCCGCCAGATAGCCCGGTTCCTGCGGTAATTGATGTAATTCCAGCGCCGTAACCCTGAGATTTAACAAATGCAGTAGTAGCCAAAGCTGTGCTTGAATCACTTAAAGACGGCGTTGGAGCGGTCGGCGTACCTGTGAAGGCCGGAGAATTAAGAGGTGCTGCTCCCAAAAGCGACATAGTCTGCGCTACGGTCAAGTCAATAGGAGTTGCGGAGCCAGACGTATTATTACCCTTAATGGTAAGGCCGTTCATATTTGCCAAATAGGCATTGGTAAGACTGCCAGTCGTCAAACCGATTGTACCAGAGGTTGTAATAGTTCCACCTGACAACGGCGACTGCGCCGTAATCGAAGTAATACCACCCGATGGATAAATAGTTTGAGTGTACTGTGCAATCTGGTCAACGGTCAGATAAACCGTCGTTCCATTTTGAACAGCAGGGATTTGATTATTAGCTTGGGCCGCTAAGGTTGGTGGTAAATTGGTTATTGGAATATTTGCCATTACGCACCTACCTGTGGAATTTGTGTGTATTGCGGTGGAATACCAACCAACGCTGTTACTATACGTGTATTTGGCCCCAAAAGTCCACCAGAAGGTATGTGTTTTGGAGCATTATAAGTAAATGATGTCGCTGATAAAATAGTAATAACGTTATAAAAACCCATCGCATCATTGTTAGTAATGCCAGTTACAGAAATCTGGTCATTTGCTGACAAATTATGTGCAGAATAGGTAGTTACAAGGATTGTATTTGTACCATTGGCGGTAATGGATAGCACCGGAAGCAATACGTCATATGCTTGCGTTCCAAATAACGGCATAATTGCATTTGGGTCCAGATCAGCTGGTTTGCCCAACGGTTGATCCGTAATGTTGACGCCGTCTTCCGTTACGATTTCATTATCGTTTGGAACCGGAATGCCTGTTTGGGCGTTAATCGTAAAGCCCGGTTCAGACAAAGTACCGCTATTGGCGTAAGCATAATCCTCAGGACGCGCATTGATAATTGGCAACGGGTCTTGCGACACCATAATAGGTTTCAATTGAGCCTGAGGCTTATCGTAGCATGTCTGGCAGACCAGAAACCGAAGGTTGGTTAACCGTGGCCCACGATAATCAAACTGAAATTGCAAACTGCGATGGTTATAGATAAACCCGCACCTGTCACAGCGGCCCCAAGCCGAAGGTGAACTTGGGTTAGCATATGCACGGCCATGCGGGCGGAACGCCATGATCAGGATGTCCTGAAATACCCGGACAAGCCGGGCATGATGTACAGCGGAACGTTTTCTGTATCTTGGGTAGCCGCCACAGTGTAGGCTTGTTCAGCTTTTGCTTCTAACATTTGGAGGCGTTCAGGAGCGTAAATAGCCCCGACCCTAGCTGCCAAACCAGAACACATCGCATCCAACCAACGGTATGGGATGTCAACGGTTTGCGCATCCGTCAATTCAGCATCCTGAATTTGATGAACACGATAATATTGAAGGGAATAGATACCAGTTTGATCTGGAACAGGCCACAAAGTGATCGTAGGATTGATCAAACGGTCAAACCAAAAGGCCGTTGGCGGCGCTTCCAAATTTTTATTAGGCGTCTGGGCATATTCCGTGCGCGAAATAGGCATAATAACGCGATCAAACTGAGAAGTAGTGCCGCCATTATACTGAATGTAAGCATCCAATATCATCACGGTCTTTGCATCAACAGCATATGTTGTCTGGCCCTGTATCAATGGTACAGTAACCAGATCAACTTCCCACAAGTTAACGCCTTGGTTGGCCCATGAAGCCAGCATAAGGTTGGTTTCAAAGCGGGCATCTTGCATATGTTCTTGGACAAGAGCCGTTCTGCGGATGCCACAACGGGCATACGCATTGAGAACGATCTCGCCAAGCGACGGATTGAAATTGTAAGTGCCGCTCGTTATCATGGTCTATCCTTAGAAGATAGTGCCGTCGTTCGATACCAATACACCTTCAACAACAAAGCCAGCAGCATATGCTGAACCCGTTGCCGACATTTGCCACTGAATATCAGTTTTTTGAGCGTATGCATTTGGATACAAACGTTCGCTAACAAAGTTAGCAACAAATGGGCGTTGCGTAACCAAAGAGTTAACCCCAGCAGAGTTAATTGTCCAAGTGCGGTAAGTACCATATGAACCGCTGGTATAAACCATGTTCGTCCAAGCTTGGCTACGATTCAAATAAAAAGTGAAGCCATTTGGGACCGTATAAATTGCAGATTGGGTACGACCAATGCCAATGTTGATTTGAGCATAGGTAATGGTTTTGCCCGTATTTTGAAGCTGGATTGTGCCTATGTTGCTAGTTCCGGCAGTTGGAACCGCCGTAACACTCATGTTATTAATGCGAAGATAACTATTGGCTGTATTGACGCCTGTATAATTAGCCCCTGTAAAAGTGATCGATTCATTGATTTGGTTGTAGTTAGCATCCAAACCATTGATCAAAACCGTAACACCAGCATCCGAAGCGGACGAACTAAGAAGCGTCATCGTGATTGCGGAAGATGGGTAAGCATAAGTCGTGGCATTTTCCCAAACTGGGATAAAACCAGTCGTTGGGATAGCCGCCTGATAACCAAAAATACTTACGGTCGAATGACCCGTAATCTGGCTACGAGAAACTTGGAGTTCAAAAGGTTCTGTAACGCCACGCTTGGTGACAGAATCATTAATTACGTATGCTTGGCTGGTCATTATTTGCCCCTTTGACGTGCTACTGCTACATTATCTACCAAATTAGGGTAGGGACGACCTGCCGCCCGTGCATGTGCTTTCGCGGTTGATTTCTGTTTTGCAGTTAAATGCTTGTGATGAGCATCTTTTTCAGCGGGATGTTCCCAAAAAGGCTTCGTAGCCATTAGCAGCCCCATTTCCGCAATGCTTTATTGATCCGGCTATCCGGATCGTGGGCATTCTTGTGATTCGTAAGTTTAGACCGCATACCTTCCATCCGCGCACAAAAAGAATGATGGCGGGAGTTATGCGTATCTTTTGTGGGAGCCTTTAACGTGCCGCCCGTTTCAGAATGATAAGAAGCGCGTCCTTTGGCATTTAAGCCGCCAGATTCGGATTTGCCTTCTTTGCGCGTCCAAGCTGCCGTCATTTCACTCTCCGAAGAAAGAAGGGGGACCGTAGCCCCCCTTCAATTAATGCATTTTCTTCAACGTCTGGGCGAGACGGGCGCGTTTAGCGAGGGTAGGGTTCTCACTATGCGCCGCCTTAGCCAGTTTCTTGGCGGGGATTTTTTCCCCCTCCGGGACGTGAAGCTGCCGGTGTAATGCTCCGGGGTGCTTGATAGCACCCTGAATCCATTTTGCGCCACCGCCGTCCGCTTTGTGCGAACGGCTTACGACTCCCCCGACTCCACCATGCGACCCGCAGGGGTCTTCACGTTGTGAGCGGACGAAAATGGACGCATTTCAACGCCGCCACCCGACTTACGGGCAGGACGATCCAAGCGATGATGCGCATGCTTACCATGTGCTTCAACATGCTTCATGTGATGAGCATGCTTCTTGGCGCGACCACCGTGCTTACGGGCAGCGTGCTTCTCATCAGCTTCGTGAACGGTTGGCGAATTTGCGCCAGCGTAAACGTCGCGTGGTTCGTCGTCATGAGGCACTTCGCCTTCCGACACCGCGCCACCCTTTGCATGGTGACCGCGATGCTTCATCGAATGCATCGAATGCTTCTTCACCGTGTGGTGAATGTGATGGCCATGATGGCCATCATGCTCATGGTGTTCACCATGCATACTGTGATGTTTAGCCATAATTTACCTCTTATGCCTGTGTGACGCCGTACAGGCCAGCGATTGACCCGACATTGTATGGTTGAACCGTTTGGCGAACGACGAAACGGGTAGTGGCAAGTGTTGGCGTGAACGTGTACGTGCCACGAACGTCGCCTGTCGTGCTGGTTGCATAGGTCGTAACCGCCGCAACATAACCAGAGTTAGCCGTGACAACCGCAGGGTTGACAGAGGCGGATTGGTTAATCAGCAAATCACCAAAGTTGTCAGAACGGAGAGGGAAACCAAAGATATTGGTCGTGCCAACGCTATAAGTAACCGTATCGGCTACCGAAGGGATGACAGACGTAATATATTTGAAGGCCTTCTTACCGTTGACAGCGGTGTTCTGCGTCGAACTCGTCGTCAGCGAGATCACTTCCGACATTGGGTAGCCATAAATGTCAAACCCAGAGACGGTGAAGGTGATGCTTGCAGTTGGAGTTGCAGACACAGGGGTAACACTTACAGCCCGTGCGCTAAGAGCCTGTGGGTTCCACAACGAAATTGTCTGAGCAGAGCCGAAGCCAATCTGCGAACCAGTGATTGCGTCGTTTGTAGCCGAACCCAGAGCAGCAGTGATAGTAAGCTGAGAACCGCTTGTACCAGCCGCAACAGGAGCGCCGCTAACCGTGTAGGAACCCGTAAAACCAGCCGCCGAATTGCCGTTTGATACGTTAACCGTCGGGCCGTAACCCGTGATCATCGTACCAGCAGCAATACCAGTGCCAGAAATCGTCATTCCGATGGTGAGCGGAAGGTTGCCGTTCGTGGAAACAATCAGAATGTTGCCAGCAGTACCGCTGGTTCCGTTCGAAATGTAACCCGTAACCGAAGTGTAAGCGTCAAGAGCCAAAAGGCCAGTGACCTGAACACCAGTGTCAGCGCGGACAATCGACTGTGCAACCGCTACTGCCGTGGAGGCAGAAGAAGAAGAAACAAGCGTCATGCCCGCAGTGAGCATACCAGAGGTAATGGCTTGTGCCGCTGCAATAGCAGTGCCAGAAGCCGCAGGAGGAGTCGTATTCAACGTCAAAACGTTGTCTACGCCAAGCCAACCAAGCGTGTTAGCCCCAAAATTCTGGCCCGGTACGTAGGTATAAATCGAACGTGGGTCTAAAAGACCCATGCCCGAATAAAACAACGACGGACCAGCCTCAGGATTATAGTCAGCGAATGGAGCCTGTCCAAAGCTAACATACGGACCGGAGTTTGCTGTAATAGACATAAGCTACTCCTTACGAGGTTGGGAATGAACCGTAGATCGAACGCCAGTTGTAATAACCAACCGAATACCGCTCATAGCCCTTGACAAGAAGGTTATCAGTCGTGAAGTCGACTTGCATGTCCATTTCGAATGGAACGCGCTCCATATAGACAAGGCCCTTGATGTTAGTCAGGAGGAACCAAGCATAGTTGGAGGTCAAGAAGTCCATGACCATGTAACCTTCGGGCAAACCGCCGCCGGTAAACAGGATAGCATTAGTATCGTTATCTGCCGTACCCGGACGAAGCTGCGTCTTCGTAAGACGAATAGCAACTGGCTCCAAGGAAGGAGGAACGATCAATTTACGACCACGGGCGAAAATCTTGTTGCCAGCGATATCGCGGAAGTTCTGGCGAATGGCGACCATTGCGTTGAGCAGGGTCGATTCGTTCAGATCAACCTGAACCGTAGGCGTGTTCGCAATCGTGCTGCCGTCGATAGGATGAGCAGTGGAGCAGAGTGCCACACCGTCGCCGCCGATAGCTGCATTGTACGTCGTCGCCGTGTTCAGAACGTTGGCAGCGTAGATTTCCTTAGTCTGATGGAACGATTCCGTCAGGCCGAGGTTCGTAGGCTTGAACTGAGCCTTGTAAAGGTTGTCGTCGATTGCCTTACGGGTAATCGCGTAACCGAGGGCAATTTCGTTATGTTCCTGATTGTAAACATAACGTTCGCCAGCGGCGTTATCGAACTGAGTATTGCCGCCTTCGGTCTTCAACTGTGCAAGACCGAGGTAGCGCATTTCAGCGGTACGTTCCAGAGCCATGTTCGACTTGGTGATTTCAAACACCTTGTCGTACTGGCTTGGGATCATGTTATATTTGCCTTCCACGCCCCGCAAACCGGGGAGGAGAAGGTCACGAATCTGACTAAGATTGACAGCCATTTGAGCCTACTCCTTATGAACCAGCAGTGATGCGGAAGGTCTGGTTGTTGAAACCAACGATGATGCTGTTGTAAGGCGTCGTCGTGTCAGTGCCATTTGCTCCCGGTGGGAACGTAACCAGAGAAAGAATGCGGAATGCATACGTGACCGAAGTGCTGATGTTCGCTTGGTTAGCATAAGCCGTCGACTGACCCGACAAAAGCTGGGTGTTGGTTGGCGAAGCTGGCGAATTACCGGCATAGTCAATATTCGAATTGACCTGAGCCTGAGTAACAGCAGCAGAACCCGACGACTGAACCTTGAAGGTAGCCTGTGGGTCGATA